CACCGAAAAACTGAATTTCTTTCGTGCCAAACAATACCACCGCGTCATCATTTACATTTGCAAGTGCTGCAATTAATTCTTTCTTAGTCATATCCTTCTATATTGCGCAGGGCTTTCGCCCTGCTGGTTAAACTCAGTTTATTTCGTAATAAGGTTGCTCGCCTCTAATAACTCTCTTTGCATCTGCAATGCTATCATACAGCTTTGATTCGTCATTATCTATGATTACAAATTCTTGATGAAAGCCATCTTCAAACACTGTTATTATGTGACCTTTGTAACTTACTTCTCTGATGATATTCTTTGTTGCCATGATCGTATATCTTTTAATTGTTATTACTTCGTTTCTGATGATGCAAATGTAATGATTAAAATCATACATACAATAAATAAATATACTATTTGTATGATTATTATCATATATTAACAAAACAGCATAAGTATGATTATAATCTAAATATATTTTAATACAAATGACTATATTCAATCAAAACAAGCTGATTTAATTTGTTTATTCGATTTTTACCCCTATATTTGCATCTGATTAAAATCATACACACATGGAAGTAAAGACAATAATCAAGCAGAAAGGCTTCACAATGGAATCCGTTGCAAAAAAAATGGGTATAACAAGGGTTACACTTGCCCAAAACCTTAGTAGAAATCCAACAGTAGGAACATTACAGAAGATAGCAGATGTTATTGGATGCAAGGTTGGTGACTTCTTTGTTGATGATATGGATATAAAAGATGATGCCAACACCATCACCTGCCCCCACTGTGGGGGTAAAATACATTTTGACGGAGAACCACGTATGCCGGAACATAAGAATATACGAGGGAAAGAATACTATAAATAAAAAATATGAAGAAAGAAACTATATACAATATTGCATGGAACATCAGAAAAGAAGTTGAGCAATGTCAAAAACGTGGATACTTCACATCTTTCCCTAATGGTTTTTGCGCACTTAGTTCTATATGGATTTACGATATATTATGCAAAAAATCTCACTTTGTTGAAATAAGGCAAAAAACTCCATTCTATAGAAACTATCCTCATACATGGGTGCATTGCGATGGCTTTGATGTAGATATTACATCTGACCAATTCAAAGGAAACAACTTTCCTAAAGTTTATGTTGGCAATGACAATGCCCTGTATTACCATTTTGACGAAGTATCATCTAAAGAAATATTGTTTCCTACGGAATTTATATTAAAGCAAATGTGTGATAATCTGTTGAAAGAAGGAATAGAAACATTATATACAAATCTAGGCATAGATGTAAACTTATTCTATAAAACTAAGCCGGAGCACTAAACTCCGGCTTACTCATTGATAACCTCATTAAAAGCAATAAAGGCGCACCAAAATGATGCGCCTTCTGTTGTCAATTAGTTCTTGATTTTATATCAGAGCCTCACGGCTAGAATATCAGAATCTGACAGCTTCCATTCTTCTGAGAAGATTATTATATCTCTCTTGTATAAGAGCTCTTTGTTTATCGGAAGCAGTTACAATCTTTCCCTTATATTTCCGCATGACAGATTCATTCATGCCAATTTCCTTTGCAAACTTACTGGCATTTATGAAAGGAAATGCCTCGAAGAATCCGCTTAAATCATATATGTAATCAACAGAATACCCAGACTTATACCACACAGGAAAGTCTCCATGTTTTTCTTTATAATATTCAGCCTGCTCTTCAAGTACGGACATAAAATCATCTTTCGCTTCCTGCTCTGTAAGCCCAAAACCGTACGCTCCGTTCACATCCTCCGAATATACGGAAATACCCCCATCATTCGCCTTTTCAATAATTGCCTTAATCTTCTTCATAATCGTGTATTTTAAATTCGTCAATTAAAGCACCCACCGAAGTGGGTGCAGTCCTTTCACTTCTTTAACCCTGCCTTTTTCAACATACTGTCAAGAGTACCATTGGGTATCTCTTGAGACTGATGTCTGCCAACAGGAATAAAGTAGTCAAAGTCGGGATGAACATATTTATAATGTTTCTTTCCCTTTTTGATTGTCCAGCCAGCTGATTCAATCAATTTGTAAAACTCTGAATACTTCATAAAATCAAAGAACATTTTTAATTGACACTACAAAAGTAACATATTTGTTACAATAAAACAAGCAAAGATGAAGAAAGAAATAACATATTTGTTACTTTTAACACCGTGTACACATAACAAAAGCCGGAGCACTAAACTCCGGCTCATTAATTGATTAGCCCTTTGATTCTTAACCGATTTACGATTTCGGTGTAAAGATACTCTATATCCCCGCTGAAATCCCCATAGTTCTGATACAAAAACACGACATCCGCACAGTTGTCGGAAATGGTACATTCTGATTGAACACCAAGAACCCTTGCTAATTCAGGTCGTAACCCTGCTGTCATTTTTCCACCAGCAAGCGAACTTGGAGAAAACAGATACAGGATAATGAAAATGAACTTTTTCCGCTGGGTTACACTGTCAATATTCGGCGGACATCCTCTCTCATTCAGCAACTCAACGAATATTTTGTAGATTTCATGGATAAGGCTTTTGTCTTTCAAAATTGGGGCAGTCAAGGCGTTTTCTTCCTCTGAAAGTTCTGATTTCTCAATTCTAATCTTTTTAAGGCGAATTATTTTGTTAAAATCCAGTTCCATAACACGATTATTTTAAAAGTAAATAGTATATTTGCATCATAATCGTGTAAGGAAGAGCTGATTCATGGTCGTGCGTGGGTTGGCTCTTTTTCATTCTTCCCCATTCGTGCTGACGAATGGTTTCTTTTCCAAATCATAGCAAGTGATATATACCCGTTTCCCATTAACATCACATAGAGCAAGGGCATATCCTTTCTCCAGTATTTTAACCGGCTGATTGTCGCAATAGACAGTACTTCCAACCGGAACTCTTATAAAATGACGTACTATCATTTGATTATCTTTAGCTTGTTATACCAGCGTGAAGAAAAAGGGAACCACCCGATTAAGAATGATTCCCCGAAAATGGTTACTTTGTATAGTTTGCTCATGGATTTTTCTTTTTAAGTATTTCAACACATTCCTTTATCCCATCATCGAAACCATGCTTATACCCTTTAGTATATTCCCCTATAGTATATATCGTCATTGACAGAAAAAATAGAAGGATACCTACAGGCTTATACCAACCGGGCAACGAGATGGAAAACGGCTTAAATGTAATTGTTAGATCGCCAACCCATAATAGGGCGATAATAAATATAATTGTAAATAATATTGTTTTCATAATCATATAAGTTTTAATGCTTCCTGTAATCCTGCTTCAAGTGCTTCTTCGTAGGTATTATAACGGACAATAGGTCTGTCAGACAATCCTATCAAGTCATGGGCAGGTATTGTCAGAATATCGTAAAGCCAATAGTTTCCATACATATAGCCTATTTCAATATGGAGGCATTTAGTGTCACGCAACCACTTCTGGGCAACATATAATGTTGGGCATAAAAATTCAACTGGTTCGTTATCTATTTCCGTACAACATGATATACTTTGCGGAATGTCGTATCTTCTAATAATATTATCGCAACTTATTGTGTGTTCACACTTCCAATTAAACCCTTTCTCTTTCAGCAACTTCGCTGTTTCTAATGTTACAAGTTCTTCGGTCATAACTATTTTATTTTAGGTTTTTCATTGTACTCTTTGGCGTTTTTAGCTTTTTCACACGCTTGTCTTTTCATAGCTGTAGGACAATCACAATTCCCACATCTACCATTATACCAACAACAATATTCACACTGGTGCATCGTTCATTTCTGTTCCATTTTGAATTATTCATCTTGAAAATCGTCAATCTCAAACTCCCAATCCATTGCATCCTCTTGTCGGATATTATCTAATAACCATTCATTTGCATTTTCAAGCTCATCATCCCATTCAGGTACATCCCCACCTTCATCATAAGCTTTAGCTAATTCATCATAAACTTTGTCAGGGACTTCAACATCACTAAGTCCAACTCTATAAGTTACCTTGATTGTTAAATCTTTAATCTTCTTCATTTCTTTCTCGTTTTACGCTAACTGATTCTAACATACTTACCTGCGATATCACAGGTTCTTAATATCTCTGCATTCTCTTCACCGAAAGCGATTAGGATACTACCACAACCGGGAGAATCTCCGTGAGTACCATCTGGACGAAAGAAACGAATCCGGTTACGTAGAAACTTCATCGCTGTTGCCTTCTCGAATATTACATCTTGAAACATCTTTGAATCGCAACGGTTGAATAGTAATGCAATTCCGTTTCCATGCTCTGCCAAACGCTTAACAAACTGTTCTATAAGCGGACGGGAATAAGGAGGATTTAGCCAAACCCGGCCTATCCATTTTTTAGTTAAGCCATCCTGATTCTTGTTGTACATGATTTCTGCTGTTTGCCAAAGTGGGTTAACCTGAGCACATGGATCTAAATCGAACTTTCCCAATGCGTCTATAATTTCCTTTGGCGTGTACCATTCGTCAGTGGTATTAGCTGACTTTTCAAAGGTTGTATTCATTTCTGTTCCGTTATTAGTTAATTGGCAGTTTCATAAAGCACATCCATATTGTCTTACTCTGTCTTCCGGTAGTATGTCCGAAAAGAGGTTTGAACGGGATAACAGACAAAACTTCCGCAGCTTTTATCTCACTCTCATTCCATTTGAATACAAGAGTGCCGTAAGGCTTCAAGACGCGCATACACTCAGTAAATCCATCGTGTATTAGTGACTGCCAGTCTTTCGGCAGTTTTCCGTACTTTTTAGCCATCCATGAGGTTTCACCAAGTGTTTTTAGATGAGGTGGGTCAAATACCACCATGTAGAAAGAATTGTCCTCAAACGGCAAGTGGGTGAAATCTGCTATTATATCCGGTTTTATCTCTATGGTTCTGATCTTATCTCTATCCTTGGCTGTTACTATCTCTGATCTCTTATCAACGAATAAGGCAAGAGGATTATGTTTGTCAAACCAAAACATCCTACTGCCGCAACAGGCATCTAATATAAGTTTTCCATTTTCCATTAAGCTATTTCTTTTGATTTCTTCAATCTCAACTTTTTCAATAC